GCCCGGCCCTGCAGTCCTTGCAGGCCCAGGTTGACTCCGTGGCTAGCCGATCCAGCTTCGACGAGCTGACCGCGACGGCGGTGGCTGCTGACATCGTGGCTGCGTCCGACATCTATGGCGCCCTGCATGGAAACGCAGACACCGCCACGGACGCCGACAAGCTGGACGGCCACGACAGCAGCTACTTTGGCACCGCCTCGGCGGTTTCCACCCTGCAAGGATATTTCACCAACGGGGTGGCCAACAACGCGGACAAGCTGGATGGTATTCATGCGGTGGACCTCTTCGCCGCCATGTCTTCCAGCGCCGCCACAAATCTCTCGATCACCGTCGGCGGCACCACGAAGACCGCGGCGCTCTACGCTACCTATGACACCGCCGGCGAGAATGTCGCCGACAAGTTTGGGGTCGTGAGCTCTGCACTTCAGTCTCTGCAGGCGCAGATCGACTCCGTGGCTAGCCGGTCCGACATCAGCGACTACGAGGCCACGACGGAGGCGAAGATGGACTATATCTGCGACCTCATGCGCTCGCTGCAGGCGCAGGCGGACTCCATCGCCACGCGGGTGCAGGACATGAGCGCTAACGGCTACTTCGATATGCTCTCCGTGGGCGGTGACATCTACGCGGACTACATCTTCACCACCGGCGACCAGACGCTCTCCGATGAGCGCAAGAAGAACATCACCCGGGAGATCGTGCTGACCGCCGAGCAGATCGCCTCCTGCCGCGCCGTGGCCTTCGACTGGAAGGACCGCCCTGGCAGCAGCTTCGGCTCCATCGCCCAGGACTGGCAGAAGATTCTGCCGGAGTCGGTCCGGGAGAGTGGAGACACGCTCTACCTCTCGTCCACCCACAGCGCGCTGGTGGCCGTTATCAACCTGGCCAAAGAGGTGGTCAGACTTCGCGGTATGATTGAAAAAACAATAGCAAAATAGTATGGCGTGGACTGGAGTAATATTGAACGGTGTCCCAGGCGTTTCTTTCCAAAACGACCTCAAGGTCGCCTTGCGCCGGAGCGTGAACAGCAAGATTCAGCTGGTTGGTGACGTCGATGCAAACGGAAACCACTACGGCGCCATCAATGTCATGGCAAAGTATAAGCCCTTCCGAAACTCGCTGGCGAAGTTTGCGGACTTCAATGCTCGCAATACCGCTCGCGCCCTCGCTCGCTACGGCATGGCGTCTCCGCCGACCTTTGTCGCGTCGAGCGTTTATCCGCCCGTGTGGTCCTACGCGAAGCCCTACGGATACACTCCTCTCCGGGAGGCCGACTTCATTAAAGACATGGTGTCGACAGGAGCTGGCTACGACCCCAACGCAGTCGCGCCACTTTCCGTAAGCGTCGGGCAGCTTGTCTTTGACGCGGAGTCCCAGATCCTGCTTTGGGGTAACGCGCACATCGCGGGGTGGTACGCCGATCGGTCGCTCGCTATTGGAGAGCTGCTGTCCTCGACCGAATATTCGTCCTACATCGCCATTATCCTTTACGATGCCGCGAAGGGGGAGGTTAACCTCATTCGCACCAGCACAACCTGGCGGGCCTTCGTCGAGAGCTCCTACGGCATGAAAGCTATATTACTTCAGGGCTACGACTATGGCACGTCCCAGCGGCCCGGCGTTCCAATCCTGCGCTCCGCAAATAGCGGAGACACTATCGAGGTGTTCGTTTGCCTATCGACCGGCGGACCGGCATCCGGCGAATACGACGTGCTCACGACCAATCTCAACCTCCAGACGATGGTATCAGTGGCCTTTGTGTCCGGGTGTGACCGCACGTCCGCGACGCTTACCTCCGGCGCTTTCAGTATGGATGGTACGGTTATCCAGACCAACGGCATCCTCGTCACGGCGACGGATACGGCCATCGAAGAAACGGAGTCCGGCCTCACGTGGCGGGCCTACTCTCTCGAAATACGGGCGCTCATTAGCACGACCGGCGCGGCGGCTTACACCGGCACGAAGGACATCACCGGCAGTATTAATATGAGCACTTCTGGAAAGTTTGGCGAGCACGCCACGTCTGCCGTATCACCATTCTCTGGGGGCGTGTCCGCGCAAAATCTCGCAAGCAGGACCGCCGACCAGAACAAATTCATCTGGTCCTCCGGCGGCACAAACTATCTCTGGCTCCCGAAAGTCAACGGGTCCGTCGTTAGGACATCCGTCACGATCGACCTCGATTTCGACTATCCGTTTACCGCTGGCCACCATGCCACCGGGACCACCACCATATATATCCCATAACAATTTAAAACACAATCATTATGAACAACGACAACAAGAAACGCACAACTATCGGTGCCAAGCGCATCGCGCTCGCCGCTTACGCCCTGCTGACCATCGCGGTCTGCGCTGGAGTATGGAACTTCTGCCCGGAAACCGCCGTCAAGATTGGCGCGGGTCTTCTTTCCGTGGCCAACGCGATCTCGATTGTGGCCATGTGGAAAAAGTCTGGCGAAGACGAGTAGGCCATGAAGCTCAAAAATTCAGACATCCTCTGGCTGGTAAACACCGGCCTGCTGAACACAACGGAGCACGACCTTCCGGCTGGACATGCGGTTTACGCATTCAAGTTCCGCCGGGCCATCAAGAAAGCCCTGGGCGAGCTCGCGGACCAGGAGGCCGAGCTGGCCAAGAACGAGGCCGACGAGGCGAAGCGGCGCGAGCTGGTCAAGGCACTGCACGATCAGGAGACGGAGATCGGAGAGGTCAAGCGAATGCCTCTCGAGTCTTACATGATCCTCGCTGCGGAAAACCGACAAACACCGGTCTATAAAGTCGGCACAGACGGCAATCCGGTTGTCTCCGACTACTTTGACACGTTCCGCGTCCTGGAAGATTTCCTGGCCGGAATCCTTTACGACAACAATTAAACCCTACAAGATTATGATAGAGATTATTAACCCCTTCTCTGGAGCCAAGTTCAACTACACCGGGAAGAATTGCACCGCAAACGGAGACTACGACGTCAAGGATGGCGTCCTCTTCCATGTCGGCGTTAATGGCAGTTACACCAAAGGTGGCGAGACCATTCGCTTCACCGCGGACCGCGATGAAAACGGTAACGTCAACATCAACGGCGTCCAGGGCCAGTTCCTGAAAGATGTCGCCGCGGAGGTCACGGACATTATGGCCGAGGTTGAAGCCCAGGCAACGCCCGCACAACCCGCAAGTGAGGAGTAAGCTATGGCCGGACTCGTCGTCACTGGATTCGACGCCAATGGGCGGATTACGCCCAAAGGCTCGAACATTGTCATTCCGCCGCAGTCGGCTGGAATCGGCGATCTAGTTTACAAGAACGGCTCGACCATTAAGGTCATTGGTCGCGGCACCGCGACCGGGACCACCATCTCCCTGGGCGGCACGTCTTTCACGCAGTACGGAGGTATCTGCAGCTTTGTCAACGGCCAGGCCCTGCTCTCCGCGCCAAACGCAGCAGAGGCGTCGAAGACATACGGAAGCTATCCATCCGGCGCGCCGACCTATGGAGCGGGCACTGTCCTGATGCGAAACGGCCTCAAGACCGACTACTACGCCCAGATGAACACCGCGCAGCAGATGTCAAACGACGCGTATCGCGGAACAGCAGGCACCAACGTCCACCCGACCGCTGCGTATAGCGGCGGCGTCATGACGGAGAGCTCGTTTAACAACAATACCAACAACGTAAAGAACATTTACGGATCCTGGTGGGAGTATCTTCGTCAGACGCTCCGTGTCAACGGCGCGCCCGGGACGCCATTCGGGGCTGTCGCGAACGGCGTGAAGGTGCATGAGTTTGGCCGCTGGATGACTCGCACTTATCTAGCAACTTCATCGTATCCCGCCGGCTACCACTGCTACACCTACCGCGGAGCGGGGGATGGTGAGGATGGCAAGTGGTGGCTTCCGTCTATGTTTGAGCTCGCGGAGATCATGATCGACGAGCACCTGGATAGGATAAACGAAAATGGCGGAATCTTCTCCATCGATCGAGGCGCCGCTCGTTGGTCTTGCGTCTGCATTTCCTCGTCTTATGCCTGGTTTTGCAACGGCTATGGCATGTCCAGCAACTATGGCTTCGGCTACTCGTGGACTGTGCGCCCCGTCACGCTCTTAAAACTTGTTTAGCTTGAATCTTGCGGCGAAGTGGGTGGTAACCCCGAGCCGCGTAAACTTATTTTCGACTCATGAGCTCCATCAGTAAAGCGGGAATCTTCATCGACGTCAAGCAACTCCTCGAGTTCACGCACCGCATGGTCAAGGAAATGGACAACGCGGACCGGCGGAACTATGGGGACGCGCTAGTGCGTTTCAACCTGGAGATGATCTCCAGCTTCACGATGGCCTTCCACCGGCGTGACGAGCGCGTCTCCTTCGAGGTGAACGGGCGGAGCTACGACATCGCCCTGAAGGGCGAGAAGCGCAGCTACGTCGATGCGCTGGAGGCGTCTTTCGACAACTACCAGGCGCTGATGGAGTTCTGCTTTGAAAACCTGACCTTCTCGCGGATGTCGGCGCGAAAGCGCCGGCGCCGCCATAAGCATTTCATGGAGCTCATGGCGAAAATCGGCATTGGGATAGTAAAGTGGAGCGGGAGCATATACAAGCAGGTCGTCGTCTCCGAAAATACCGGACACGGCGCAGGCTGATAATTTGAAGAGGTGGAGGCGGATTCATTCAATCCAGAGCCGCAAGGCAGTCCCTCCGCATGAAAGCGCCAATCGTTGGTCTTGCGTCTGCATTTCCTCGTCTAATGCCTGGAATTACAACAACAATGGCATGTCCAACAACAATGGCTTCAGCAACTCGTTAACTGTGCGCCCCGTCACGAAATTCAAACGATAAGCAATACTTGAAATGGATTTGGAAAACATATACGCGGCCTACAAGGCATCGAGGAAACATAACAGACGATCGGAGGACATGGTGGCCTTTGAGGTCGATCTGTATGCGAATCTCTGCCAACTCCGCGACCAGATTGACGCCAGGTCCTATGTACCGCTCCACAACTATTCCTTCATGCACCGGCGCAGCGAGCGCCCCCGCGAGGTCTTCGCGGCGGAGCCGCCGCTGAAGATCATGATGGCCTACGCGCTGACGCGGATCTTTCCGCGCATTGATCGCCATCTCTCGCCCAGGACCTTCAACAATCGCGTCGGCATGGGCGCGCATCTCGCCGTAAACACTGTGATAAATGACATCTACGAAGTAAGCCGGGGCTACACGCGGCCCTGCTGGATCATTAAAATCGACTACAAGGGCTACTTCCCGAACATGCGTCGCGACCACGCCTGGCGGCAGGTCCTCGACGTCGTGCGTCGCGAGTATCACGGCTGGGATAAGCAGGATGTGATCTATTGCCTGAAGGCCGCCTGCTTCTGCTCCCCGCAGCGCAGCCGCCGGAAGTCTCCGCTCTGGGAATGGGCGGACTACCCGGATTATAAAAGCGTGTATCTTCGCCCGGATGGCGTCGGTGGCGCCATCGGTTTCACTTTCTGGCAGATGGTCGCCGGTTTCTATCCGGTTGAGGTGGACCATTGGATGGCCGTAAACATCAGCCCACACTTCGTCCGCTACGTGGACGATACGGTTATCGTGACCAGTAACAAGGAGGCGGCCCTGGTGCAGCTTTCGGAGCTCCGCGCCCGGCTCGCAAGGATCGGAATAACCCTCCATCCAAAGAAGTTCTACTGCCAGAGAGCTGAGCACGGCGTCGAGTTCCTGGGCTACCGCATTCTGCCTGACCGAATCCACTTGAAGCGCCGGATCATTGAGCGCGCTCTGGTGGTGGCTCGATCCAGGGAGCGTGGCAAGCGAAACTACTGCGACGCTATCAATTCCTACCTCGGCATGATCAAAGCCACGACAGACCTCAAGTGGGCGCGGACTGTGCTGGACGCCGTGCAGCGCCCCGGCTTTGCCAAAGACTACGACAACTACAAAATCTCTATACTATGACTGAAGTACAACGTAACATCTTGCGCTTCCGGGAGTTAACCAGGAACGTGAAAACGAGCACCACGATCGGTCTCTGGGTTTGCGTCGGCTCGTCCGTCGGGCTTTTTATCACTTCGTTCATCGTCCCGCCGACGGGCGCCATTGACCCGTCCGTCCTCAAGGCGGTGGCGTATCTCTTCGCTTTCGCCGCGCTCTTTGAGCTCCGGGAGGCAGTCATCGAGGGCCTGGGCGTCAAGCTCACCCACGGCAACACCACGATCGAGATCAAGGACCAGGACGGAAAGACTTCCGAAAAACCCGCGCCCCAGGAGCCAGCTGGCGAAGAGGCGGACGATTCGGATGCCGGTGAAACTCAAAACTGATGCGCCATGAAAAAGTTTCAATATTTCGAGCTCGACGAGTTTATCAAGAGCGAAACCGCCAAGAAGCGCGGCATTGACAATACCCCGACCTTCGAGATCGTGGACCACCTCTCCGAGCTGGTCCGGGAGATCCTCGATCCGCTGCGGGCGGCCTATGGCCAGCCCATCAGGATCAGCTCCGGCTATCGTTGTCCGAAGCTGAACGCCGCGCCGGAGATCCAGGGCGCCGCGACCTCCATCCACATGACCGGCTACGCCGCCGACCTTCAGGTCTCCGGCAGCTTCTCGAAGTTTCGCGATTTCGTCCGCGCCTGGCTGAAGGAGACCGGCAAAAAATACGACCAGCTGATCGTTGAGCGAAACAGTAAGTCCGGGGCGCAGTGGATCCACATCGGGCTGTATAACAACTACGGCCAGCAGCGCTGCCAGGACCTTACGATGGAGGTGAGCAAATGACCAGGTTTCAAACGTGGGCGGCGATCTTCGTCGCGGTAGTCCTGATCGCCCTGGCTTCGCTCACCTGCGGCAAGATCGGCTATCATAACGGATATAGGTCCGGCTGGCGAGACTGTCTCGCCAGTATCCAGGTTGACACCACGCAGCACACCGACACCAGCAGCTACGTCAACCCCGAGCCGGTCGTTGTCGAGCCAGTGACCTCCATCCCCGCCGGATACGTCCAGGTGAAAGCCGGGACCATATCCCAGCTGAAGGCCCGCATCGCGGAGCTGGAAGCTGCCATTTCTGCTGCGCCGGCGGACTCCGCTGCTGCGCCGGTTGAGGATCCGCCGGTTGAGGTAGCGCTTCCGATCGAGCGGAAAGTCTACCAGGACTCGACATACCGGGCCGTGGTCGAAGGGGTCCAGGCGCGCCTGGCGGAGATCCAAACCTTTAACACCACCACCACGATCACGAAGGTGGTAAAGGAGCCGGTCCTGCCGTCGCTCATTCTTTCGCCAGCCGCGATGGTCTCGTTTGATCCCGCCGGGTTTATGGTCGGCGCCGGCGTCTCCGCCGACACCTGGTCCGGTCGCTGGCAGTTTTCCGTAGACATCGGCTACGGCCTACGACTCCAGGGCGGAGCGCAGACTCCGGGATGGTATGCAAGCCTCCGGGGAAAGTATAACATATTACAGAAGTAACCCTATTTTAAAATAGTGCATTATGATCAAAATTTCTCGTTCCGTGATCCAGGACAATGGATCCTTCGTGGTGAGCGGCGACATCGCCGCCACTGGCTACTACGCCCGCTCCACGGGCGGCACTCTGCAGTCGGTCTCCGGTACGATCACCGACCTCGGCAAATTCGCCGCGACCCTCGACAATTCCACTCCGCCCGTGCTCGCCTATAAGTACGAGCCGGACGCCGGCGCTGACGCCGGCAGCCTCCAGGACGCCGCCGAGGCGATCGTTGCCGCCCTGGTCCAGGCTTTCGTGGTCAACCCGCTGCCGCCGACCATCTCCGGCGAGACGCCTTTTGAGACTTCCACGGAAGTAACCATCGAGGCCGGCTCCCGCGCCGACATCTACTACACCACCAACGGCGATACCCCGACCGCCGAAAGCACGGCCTACGAAGGCCCGATCACTCTGGAGGCTACGGCTACCGTCAAGGCGATTGCCGTCGTCGACGGCGTGGCCAGCGGCGTCGCTTCCGCGACCTTCACGAAGCAGGAGGCCCAGGCCCCGGCTGAAGGCGAAGGCGGCGAGGGTGGTGAAGGTTAGCCCCCGCGCAAAAGAACACTCTGCAAATACGATGTGTTAATTGTGGTTAGTTTTGACCTCCCGCGCCGCGATGGCCCGGGAGGTCTTCTTTGCGTTTCGTGTCAAGAAATTGGCACAATCCGCCAAGAATAAAGCATTATTTGCCAGGCGACCAGGCGCCGGCCACGTAGTCGTAGACACGGCGAGCGGCCTCGTCAACCGGGCGCTCCCTGACGGTCACGTATCCCATCGTTACGCGGACGCCGAAAGTGTGGCCAAGCGCTGCCGACATCATTTCGGACGGAATCCCGGCTTCGAGCATGAGCGTGGAGAATGTGTGTCTGGCCCAATACATGGTCACCGGCGGAAGACCGATCCTTACGGAAAGCCGACGGAGCGCTTCGTTGAGGTCCTGGTGGTAATTGCGTAGGTCTCTCTTTGGCGCAGCCCCCCAAATCAGCGTCGAATTGCCACGGCGGTCGATAATCTCCTGGGCTTCCGGCTCGATCCTGACGGAGTAGTCTTTTCCGGTTTTGTGCCGTTGGTATAGCAGCCTGCCGTTGAATATGTCCGATTTCTTAGCAGTCGATAGGTCGATTGGATTGATCGCCCGCAGGTAGAACGAAAGCCGGAAGAAATCCAGCGCCTCGGCCTCTGCGCCATTTGCCGGCTCCTGGGAGAAAAGCAGGCGAAGCTGCTCGAGCGTGAGCGCCCTGGACCGCGTGACCGCCGCCTTCAGCTTTATGCCGCGACCAGGATCAGATCCAATAAGACCTTCGGTGTGCGCTCTCTTCAAGACTTGCGTCAGCTTTGATATATATGCGTTCCGGGTGTTCGGAGCCAGGTGCTCGCGCAGGTAGGTGTCGACCTTTGCGACCTCGCGGTCTGTGACCGCCGCCAGCGGCAGATCCATGAGCCGCGGGATGGCTTTGGTGTACGCCGTCCTGGCTCTTATAAACATGGTCCGCGTGGACCCGCGCTTCCCTTCCAGGATGCGCTGGTAGTATTCGCCAAGCGTGACGCCAGGGGCGGCGTCGAAGCAGCGCATCTTCAGGTAGTCGCGGATCTGCAGGGACGTAAGGGCGGCCCCGATGTCTTTCGACATGAGCTCGCGCAGCTCCTCCTCGAAGCGCAGCATCTGACTGGACAGATAGGCGTTGAGGCGCCCGGCATTACCCAGACGACCGCCCTTCAGGCGCTGGGCCTTCGGGTCCCACTCTTCCTTTGTGGCATAGGCTAGGACCGGTAGCAGGGCGGTGTCCCCGTGTTTAGTGACCGCGAGCTTCAGCGGATACTTGCCGTCCGGTCTTTTCGACGGCCTCCTGGCGTCCAGGTAATAGCGGAGAGATAGCATAATTTTGTGCAGGCGCTGTGCAGGCGCGCTGGCCTTTTGGGGGTTGTTTCGGTATAATGTGGAAAAATGAGAAACGCGCGCTGGCTACGGTGTAGGCCACTCACGCCACCAGCGGCCACTATCTCGTCAGTCAATGAATAAAACCATCTATAAAATTCTAACCAGCTAATAGTCCGCGCCTTCGGGCGGGCGCATGGTTATACTGTGCAGGCGCGTTGCACGTGTTTACTTTTTGGTCAACCCTTCAATAATCCCCAGGAGCCGGTCTTTCTCTGCATTTGCCTGGGCCAGCTGCTCGCGGAGCTGCGCCACCTCGGCGTCCCTGGAGACCTGGTTGATCGTGGCGTGGGGGGACCGGTCGACGTTTTGGATCTGCAGGGGAGATCCGGCAAGAAGCTGGCCTTCGCCAAGCAGGAGGAATTGTGTCGAGATCTCCGGAAATGCGTCGCAGATTCTCCGAGCGGACGCAAATCCGATACTTTCTCTTGCGTTGAGCAAATTCGCCAGATGCGACGGGCTCACTCCAATTTTGTCCGCCGCTTCCTTCTGGGTTAAACCCTTCTTTCGTATATGCTCTTTGAGCTCTCTGGCAATAGTTTCTTTCGATGCTGCCATATAATATGTTAATTTTCCGAAATAAAATTTGGAATATCCAAATTAATAACTACCTTTGTATCCGAAAGGCAACACAAAAGTATAACAAAATATTAAAATCTCAAACCCCATGAAGTACGAAACCACATTCCAGGAGCTGGCCAAGATCTTCTCCATCGTAGCAAAGATTGACGTCAAGATCGAGGCGTTTGTCCATGCGTCTGGCGAATATACCCAGGCCAGCGAAGCCTACGCGGCCAGCGACTACTCCACCGAAAAAAGCGCAGAGATGTGCGCCGCCTACGACGTCCGCGAGAAAGCCCGCAAGGCCATGCGCGCCACGTTCCAGGAATTTATCAAGGCCGCCGGCCTGGAGCTCGACAACAGCTACGAGGCGGCGGAGCTTCGCAAGGCGGCCAAGCAGGAACACAACCCCCGCGGCTTCCAGTACATGGCCCAGAGCGAGGCCCTGCGTCTTTCCAAATGCGTGAAACTTTAACCAGGTAACGATATGGCACGACTGACAAAATGGGAGATTGCCCAGAAAATCGAAGCGCTCCCCCAAAACACGCCCTGGGGCGTTAACTCCATGATGACAAACTTCTGCGACGACTTCACTCGCCAGGAGCTGGTAGATCGCTATAACGGCCTCGTAGAGCAGCGCGGCCTGGACCTCGAAAGGATAGAGTAAAAGATAGGAAATCTTCGGAATATTACCCCTAAAATTTAACGATATGACCACAAACATTGACACTACTGCAGATTACTTCTGCTACGATAGCGCATCTACAATGAGCGCTACCAAGATGGAAGCGGCGCTCTTTGATCGAGCAAAAATCCTGGCCCTGGATAGGCTCGTCGCTGGAGCTGACTTTGCCGCCTTGATAGGCGAGATCGAGGCCAGCCAGCAGCGTCTGGCCGCGGAGCATAAAAACTGGAAGCGAGTGGAGATCCGGACTAGCGTCGGGGTTGACGGGATGGTATGGTTGTTTATTGGCGGCACGAGCGCTCTTTATTTCAAAACAGTGAAAGGCAACTTCTAATTAACGCACTAAAATGGGAAAAATTGACCTTAAAAACACGACTGGAGTCTTTATCTATGACAGTAACGGAGATCTCCGGTCCGCCACCGTAGCGACCGCCATAGCTGTTCCTGGCGGCGTTGCCTATGAGCTTAACGGATTCTGCAACGCGGAGCGCGCAAAGGAGAGGCTAGAAGAGTTAAAGAAGATCGCTCCAGACGGATCCCCGCTTGGCTGGCTCCGGAGTAGTTCTGGGCGTGTGCGCTGCTTCGTTCTGCCTTCGCACGAGTTCCCGGCTGGAACATTACTCCAGTATCTCGATGCTCTCGAGAAGCTATATTTTGATAGGCACCCAGAAGACCTGGTTGTCGCCGTAAGAGCAAACGCAACGCAATCCTAACTCTAGCGCTATGAGACGTAAGCAAAAAGGCCGCTTTGAGCTCGGAAATGCCACGGTCTTCGTGACCAGGGCGTCCCTGGATCTCGACAAGATGCGCCAGGGGTATTACCGTTGCGACGTCCATCCGGTGGGTGGAAAGATTTACCGCTGCTGGTTGAGGTCAATATCCCGCGAGGAGGCGGCGAAGGCCGCGCTCCTGCGCTACGAAGAAACGAGATAGCTATGGCTGACAAGATCATTCTCAGCGACGAACAGATCGCCTGGCTCTGCAAGCACTTCCGTAACACGAAAAACGCGAAGCTAGCGGCGAAGCTCGGGATCTCCGAATCCGGCCTGCACCGGCTGGCCCGCCGCTATGGGCTCAAGAAGACGCCGCAATTCATGCGGAAGACCCAGGCGGCCACCTCTGCGGCAGCCCAGGCTTCGCACCTTAAAAACGGGACCTATCCGCCGAAAGGGTATATAATCCCGCGCTCGGAGGAGTTTCGCTTTGGCATGCCGAAAGCCTACAAGGAGACGCCGGCAAAGAAGCGCAAGCGCATAGAGAAGGCGGCGCAGAGCCGCCGGGAGACTGTCAAGGAGGAGCGCATCCGCATCCGCTGGGGCTTCCAGCAGCTGACGAAGATGCCGTTGAATCCGAAGCCCAGGGCGGTGGCAGAGATCCGCTGGTACCTCAAGAGTCGCGGCTATCATGTGGAGCGCGGGGCGATGGTCGCCTACTATGACGATACGACGCGGCGCTGCCCGTTTATCGAGAGGCGAAAGCCGGGAGATCGGCGCTACGTAGGCTTTACCTTCGTTGAGGCTGGGAGTCAAAAAATTTTGCCGTAGAAGTTTGGATAACCAAATAAATAGTTATATTTGTATCGAAATCGAAAGACCACATCAATGGAAATCGTAAGAACTAATAGACAAAGAGTCCTGGCTGATCGCGACCAGCGGGTCGCCGCCACCTTCCGGGATCTTCGGAAAAAGAACAAAGGCGCCAGCGCGGCGGCTATCGTCAGGACTATCGCAGCGACGAAGAAATTCAACCTCACGGAGCCCGGAATCAAGCGCGTCTTGTATTCCACCGGCACGCTCCCAGAAGCAACTAAAGCCTAAAGCTATGGTCGAAGTCCTCCCTGAAGCCATCCGGCCCGACGGCATCTACACGCCGGCCCGCGCCTGCGAGCTGCTGGAAATTGGTAGTACGACGCTCTGGAGATACCAGGCGGCTGGACTGATCCAGAAGGTCGTCCGCCCTGGTCAAAAGAAGGGACTCTACACCGGAGCCTCCCTGATCAAGCTACATCGTAATGTTGTGATAATTTGACGCTCCGCAAGAAGGCTGTGGCCGCCAAAGGAAGAGTGTCACTAATTGACAAAATAACCATGAAAAAGACAATCTCAAACATCGCACTCGTCCTGGTGTTTATCGCCGGACTCATTGGATCCGTGACGGCGCCCTGGTGGGCGGTATGGTTTATTTGCGCGCCGGCCATGTATGGCTCTGCCATCTGGCTGATCGGGCGGAATACGAACTGGATCCGAAGCTACTGATCACACGCCGGGAGACCGGCACCTCGGGCCCTGGGAAGCCAGTGGGGGGGGGCAAAAGTAGCCTCTCCTCACGAAAGGGCCGGAGAGTATACACCGACGCCGGGAGGCGCGCCATCTATAGATACGTTATTGGTTTACTTCTACTGTACTAACTGGCTCCAGGGAAAGACCTGGCCGGGCGGATCTGTTGCAAGCAGCGCCCGGAAACACGGAGGAAAGAGACAAGCGGCCGGGTTTTACCGATGGTTGGCACTTCATTCCCGCTTTTGGCTCTCTACGGTGGTCCGATGCCCCGATCCTCCGCCACACGGGGAAGAGAGCGCGGCGCTCACTCATGCGTATTCACAAAACTATAGCCGCGTTTGGCTCCGTCGGCGGTCCGAAGCCCCGATCCCCGCTATGGATAGAAGGATGCTGCTGGAAACACACTCTCCAAAAGTCTTCACAATACCAGCAGATGGCCCGCGCCGGCGTTCGATCCCCGGCCTATCCGCCAAAGTGCTAGAACTGCGACCGGAGAGAGAGGACATGAGAAAAAACAGCCGGAACCATCCCGGCACCGGCTGCAAATCTCAAACATAATACTTGGTTGCAAAGATAAAAACAATAGTAAAAAACCAAATATCGAAGCAAAGGTATGGATAAAAACTTACAAAAGCAAACACTGACCGGCAGGGGCGAGACGTCGCTGCTGGACCTCCTGCACCTCCAAATCCGGCAGACGCCGCTTCGGCTGCAGGCTCCCGACCCGATGGCCGGCTCCGTCAAACCACTTAACTCCTCCAGAGTATGAGAAACGAAGACTACATTGTGATCCAGGGATGGATGGAAAACCTCGGGCTGACAGAAAAAGAGCTCAAGGTGTATGCCATGATCTGGGGATTCTCCCGCGACGGATTCTCCCGTATGCGCGGGACCGCCCGCTACATCGCCGAATGGGCCCGCTGTGAGGTCCGCCACGCGCAGCGTATTGTCCGCGCCCTGGAAGACAAGGGCCTCATTAACCATGAGGTAGTAACGTGGTCCAACGGCAAGAAGGGTGGCGTTCTCACGGAGTTCTGGGCGATCCTGCCGGAAGACCAGGCCGCGCCGGCCCCGGGCACCAAAAAGAAGGTCGCCTGGACCGCGAAAGAAGTGGGGGGTTACGACATGGATGTCGTAAGGGGGTTACGACATGGAGGACGTAAGCCCCTTACTGGTAGTAATACTATACAAACATTATCTTGTGGTGGTTGTAAAAATACCGCGCGCTCACGCGCGAAGAAAACCACCACCACCGGATTTTTATTTGAGAATGGATCCGGGCTCACGCCCGGAGATCCTACGCTGCTGTCTCTGCCTTTTGACGATCGCTACTTCGTTGAGGGGTGGGAGCGCTTGATGCGGGAGCCGAAGTGGCAGGGCAAGACGCCCGGCCAGCTTGAGCTGCAGCTGGAGCGCTTCCGCGACACCGGCGACCCCGAGGTCTGCGCGTATTGCATGGACCTGGCGATCCGCCGCGGCTGGGACTTCATCGAGGATCCGTCCGGGACCGCCGCCGCCGACCACGATAAATTCATGGCGTTCTGCGACGCGATCCGCGCCCGCGAGGAGGGGGCGACGGCATGACGCCCCGGCAACAGCAGATCGCGGAGGCGATGACCGGGCGCCAGGCCGCGATGGTGAGCGACACCTCGCTCCGGGATGCCGTGCGCGATAAGCTGGTCACACTGGCCACGGAGCACGGTCGCCCGCTCCAGGTCCAGGTGGTAGGCGGGCTCGTATCTGCGGTCCTCTCCGCTGCCGCCAAGACCATCATCTTTGAGGACGAAGTCCTGATCGCCCTGGAGATGGGCGCTGCCGGCGAGCTCGAGCACGAAGGCACCGGATTCACGCAGTCGAACTGCAGCCGCTGGCTCGCGGCCTACGCATGCAGCGGAGACCGGCGAGCTGCCCAGGAGTGGATCTCCATCCAGGCGGCCCGTGACCGTAAGCGGGCGGACGCGGTGAGCGCTGCGGTCCTGCGCGAGAGCTTCGAGCGTGACGGCCTGCGCCGCGCCTGGGAGACCTTCATGAGCTCCGGGATCTTTGACTTCCGTACCGGCTTCGCCGCCGTCCTCTACGACCGCGTTGGTACGGCCACCGTGAAAGCGCTCCTGACAAAGGATCAGATCATAGCCGCCCATGAGGATGCCTTTGCGTCTGTCCGCCGGGAGCATCCGCAGAAATATCGCACTGCGCCCGACGCGGAGGTTGAGGCAACCGACATCTTCGCCATGCACTTCAAGGCCCATCTCTGCCGGGCATACTTTGAGACCCTTCGGGATCGCGAGCTCTCCATCGAATGGATTCCGGGCGGCAATACGTCAAACCAGATAGAAGCACACTGAAATGAAAAAGCAGGAAACCAAAAAGCCGCTCACCACGACCATAAAGAAGGGCGAGCTTGTTATTATCAAAACCAAAGAGCGCACCTTCCACGCGAAGGCCGCGAAGGATTTCAACCCGTTCTACTCCATAATCTATCCCGTCAAAGACCTCGATAGGGGGGGGTATTAATCGGACTATCCTTCCAGGACGTTTTATCCGTGACGCGAGATAACAGCGCGCAGCACGATTGAGTAACAATTAAAACACAGATACCATGCACAAATCGTACATCGTAGACCCGGAGACGGGCAAGCTCCTGGCCGCCCAGGAGTGGAAAGACAAGGCGGGCGACAAAGTGAACACCGCGAAGATCGTGGCCATTGTTCCGGACGACGGGTCTCCGGCTATCGCCTTTCCGGTTGAGGTTTTCCCTAGCAAAAAATGGGAGGCCGCTATGGAGCTGGCAAAAGCCTACAAAGCCCCGCATCCCATCGAGGGGTCGGACGGCACATTTAACCTCCCGACCCGCAAGCAGGCTATAGACTTCCGCATCGCACGGGAATCCGGCTTGGATCAGCTGCTGGAAATGATCGGGGCCGGCGACTGCCTAGACCAATTCGATAGCTGGGGATGGACCTGCGAAAGATACGTCCCGCGCGGCACCTCGGAAGATCGTTGGTCTTGCGTCTGCATTTCCTCGTCCCCTGCCTGGTTTTACGGCTACTATGGCATGTCCCTCTACTATGGCTTCAGCCACTCGTTTACTGTGCGCCCCGTCACGCTCTTACACTTGGATCTTAAACCTTGCGGCGAAGTGGCGGAAGCCCAAGCCGCGCAAAGCGCAGAATAATGGGCACGGTGCTCGAAACGATCCTGATGGTGATTCTTGTCGCGTTTCTTTTTGCGGCAGGAATCGCCTTCGCGCTTATGGTTGGGATGCTGGTCTCTGTGCTAACGGACGAAACCACACGGAATGAAAAGGAGCCAAAGAAATGAAGTTTAGAATAGAGAAAACATCCGATCCGTTGTATGAAAACAAGAGGCCAATAAGCCGGGCGCGCCTGGATAAGAGAGAAACGGACGAGCGTGGAAGGTCCAAAAATCACTGGAGCGTTGAGGTTAACACGCTTGAGGAGCTTATGAGAATGGTAAAAAGAAAGGGCAGCATAATAGTGCATCCTCCGAGCGGAGACAAAGATGGGCTTTCATCGCTGGAGATATACGACGATTATCGGGAATAATTATGGCACGAAAGGAAAGCGCTTTGCAGAAAGCCTGCGTCGGCTGGTTTCGGCTTCAATATCGAAGCCGGGCCCAGCTGCTTTTTGCCGTACCGAATGGCGGCGGACGCACCCGCATCGAGGCGTCTATAATGAACGGCGAGGGCGTCCTGGCCGGCGTGGCCGATCTGATCTATCTGGAGTCTCGCGGCGGATATGGCTCGCTGTGTATTGAAATGAAGACGCGGGCCGGGCGTCAGTCTCCCGCGCAGAAGGAATGGCAGAAGGCCGCCGAGGCTGGCGGTAATCGGTACGTCGTCTGTCGGTCGTTTGACGACTTCAAGGCGGCCATCGAGGAGTATATGGCGCTGGAGGCGTCTCACAGCTTTATCGTGAATGTTAAAGGCCCGATGCCTCCTCCAGTGCTTGCGAAAATGAAACAAATCAAAATATACGATCTATGAGCGACAAGATAAAAGTCGGCACCGACGACTATCTCCGCGACATCCATGTCGGCGACGAGATCAAAGACGGCGAAGGCCGTCACTACACGATAGACGCCCAGGGCCGCGCAAAGGCGCTGAACGGCGCCGGCGACTATCCTCTTTCAGCTCTTCGTGGCGTTGAGGTATTGGCGACGGCTACCGTCGTGGAGAAAACGAGAGAGGCCGCAAAAGCCGCAAAAGAAGCCCTGCTCAAGCAGTCAGAGATCGGGTCCGATATTGCGGAGAAGTATCCGCGCGGAACAGCGGAAGGAGATGGGGTGCAAAAGCGGCCCTACCTCAAACGCCGGACAAACACGACCGGCAGGATCCGCCTTTCAAACCTCGCCAGAAAGCGCGGTATTTCTGGCATTGATCTCCGCCAGGTGGCGGAGGGTGCCGGGATACCGGTGACCTTTGACGGCGCCCACAACGCCACGATAGACGTCAAAGACGGCCAGCGCCTGCTAGATGCTTACGACGGGCTGGTCGGTAGAAAGAAATTAACCGTCGGAGTATCTGTGCACACTGAAATCGTGACGGACGACTATATTGTCCAAGAGGTGAAAAATCGTGGCCTGCTGTCGCGCTGTATCGAGAAGTGTGGCGGCCCTTACATAGTGACCACTGATCCTCAAAAGGTTTTTACCAAATTCGATGCCTACCTCCTTCTAAAAGATGAAGATCTCGCCGACGAGCTTCGTAATAGGGGTTACGAGGTGGTGGCGGTCAAGCGATTGGTTATATGAATCGAAATGAACTTCAAGGCGGTGCCGGTCTCCAGGAGACGCGCGCCGCAGCTGGCGCTCTCTGCTCTGCAGTGGAGCGGTATCTTCGCCAGGAGTGCTTGCGCTCCGAATTGGTTTCTACTTGCGAAAAGACGCGGAAAGTTTTGGAAAAACAGCCGCAGCCGCGCGGCGAGATCCATACCACGTCTGTCCCTCGCCGCCGGATCCCCGGCTTCGTTTCTCCTCCCGACTTCAAATAACAGCACTACATGAAAATGGAGCTAAAACTAATCCAGCGCGGTCGGTATCGTGGCCGCATTGACATCGCGGGGAGCATGGACACTCTCGCGGTCGGGGAGAGCTGGCGCATGATAGAGCAGCGCTTCAGCCTGGGAACTGTCCGAAACGTCGCGTCCGCCGAAACGAGCGCGGGTGATAAGGTCTTTCGCGTGATCGCCCCCGGCCTATCGGAGCCATATATTACAATCAAACGGATAAGATAATGGAGATTCGGCCCTGGATGAAGAAATACGCCAGGATGCTTTGGTACATCCTGGCTGGTTTTATTTCCTTCTTTGCAACGAAAGCAATAATCGGAGAGGCTGATGGCATGTACTATCTGATCGGGGTAATATGTGCCCTGGCGTCCGATTACCTGGAGGACAAATACAAATAGGCTATGGCACGCGCGCAAGTTCCCTGGGACGTAAAGAAGACGCCGGAAGCGGCTCCAGCAGGCTACGTGCGAGAGCGCAGTGATCCGCGCTATCACTCTGCCCGCTGGACCAGGCTCTCGCAGCGCTGGCGGATCTCGCATCCGCTGTGCGAGGAGTGTCGGCGCCAGGGGATTATCACCGCGGCGGACTGCGTGGACCATATCGTGCCCGTGCAGATCCACGGGGACTTTTTTGACGAGAAAAACCTTCAGAGCCTCTGCAATCGGTGCAATATGCTCAAGGGCGAGCGGGATCGCAAGCGTATCCAGGAGTGGAAGCGCCAGCAGCTGGAGGGGGTAGGGGGGTCAAATCTCTCGCGCGAATCCTCGAAAGACCAATCCCCCGGTCTCGAGCGGACGCGTGCAAAATTCTAGCGATTACGGAGGTCAGTTCTCGCATAATGCGCGCGGGCGATCAACGATTGCGTTATTAAATTTTTTAACTAAATGGGTAGGAAACCATTACCTCGGGAGATCAAGAAACTACGCGGGACTCTGCAGCCCTGCAGGGATCGTGCGCCTTCCACGTTTGGCGACGCGGTGCCGGTTGAGGAGATTACCAGGCGCTGTCGCGTGAGTGGCCTAGATGCGGCCACCAGGCGGGCGAGGTATATCTACTGGCGTGAGGTAAAAAAGCTCGCAGAGCTCGGGATCATGACGCCGGCATACTGCGCCCAGATACTAATCTACGCAATCGAGATGGACCACTTTATCGACTTGACTCACGACATCAAAAAGAACGGGGTGATTATCACCTGCACCAACGGCGATGGCGTCGAGATCAAGGTGCCAAACCCCGCCGTCAAAATGCGGGCAAAGAGCGAGGAGACCCTGATTAAGATCGGCAGTAATTTCGGATTCTCCCCGGTAGACCGGCAGCGTTTGAAGATGGAGGCGGCAGAGGAGAAGCCTACTGGTATCAAAGCTCTTTTTGCTACGATCATAACCGAAGGCGACACGCCTGACGAGCAATAGCCATGACTGCACTGGAGAAGGTAAACGAGTACGCCCGGCTGGTGAGGAGCGGCGAGCTTCCGTCCTGCGAGATGGTCCGCAAGGCCGTTGACCGCTGGGATGCCGACTGGCAGCGCAACGACGTCTACTTCGACTCCTCCGCGTTCACCCGCTTCGTGAAATTCTCCAAGCAGCTCAAGCACTACAAGGGCGCCTTTGCCGGAAAGCCTATCGCCTGGGAGCCCTGGCAGCTATTCTGCTGTGCAAACATCTTTGGCTGGAAGTATAGAGATACCGGCTTGCGTCGCTTTACATACGCAGACGTCTACGTTCCCCGCAAGAATGGCAAGACCACCTTTGCCGCCGTGATAGCTCTCTACATGCTTCTGTTTGACAACGAGAGCGCCGCGGAGGTCTACGCCGCGGCAGTGGACCGGGAGCAGGCAAAGATCTGCTTCAATGCCAGCGTCGAGATCGTGAAGGCTGTCCAGGAGCTGGAGGGCTACGTGCGTTTCTTCCGAAACGGAAGCCTGGTAGTCGAGGATACCGCCAGCCTCTATAAGCCGCTCTCAAAGGACACCCAGAACAAAGATGGTCTGAACATCCACTGCGCTATCTGCGACGAGCGCCACGCCTGGAAGACAAACGAGATCTACGAAGTTCTAAAGACCGGCGTCGGCGCGCGGAGCCAGCCACTGATCTTCTCCATCTCTACCGCCGGCACGGATACCGCCGTCCCTTATTACCGCGATCTCGATTTTCTGCGCCAGGTCATGAACGGAGTGATCGAGAAAGATAACCACTTCATTATGCTCTATGAGCCGGACGAGGGCGACTCCTGGGACGACCCCAATACCTGGGCGAAGGTAAACCCCAACCTCGGCGTATCTCTGGGGCGCAAGTATATGGAGGACGAGTGTCATGAGGCTAAGGAGAAGGGCGGCACGACGCTGGCCGCATTCAAGACAAAAAACCTCAATATGTGGGTTGACGCTCCGGCTGTATGGATTCCCGACACCGACGTGGCGGCAAATAACGAAAGTTTCGACCTGGCCCAGCTGGCTGGCGACGAGTGCTACGTCGGGATCGACTTCGCTCGCAAGACCGACATCGTGGCGACCGCATTCTTTTTCCCGAAGCATAAAGTTACCCGCCTGCTCTATATTGTGCCGGAGGCGAAAGTGCATAGCACAGACGACCGGGTGGATTACCGGAAATGGGCGCAGCAGGGGTGGATCGTCCAGGCGCCCGGTAACGTAACCGACGAGGACTGGTTTATAGCGCGGCTCTTCCAGGAGCTGGACCGCTACAACGTAAAGGCGATTGCTTACGATCCCTGGGGGATGTGGAACGTCCTGGGTAAATTCGGCAAATACCAGGAGCGGTTAATGGAATACCCGCAGTCGATAAAGTACATGAGCGTTCCGGCGAAGTGGCTAGAGAGTGCCGTCCTCAAGCATGAGCTCAACTTCCTGGGCGACCCCGTGATCCGCTGGATGTTTTCAAACGTGGTGATCTATACGGATCCGAATCTCAATATTAAGCTCGACCGCGCCCGCTCCAGAAACAAGATCGACGGCGTGGTGGCCACGGTCGATGCCGTGGGCGCGTGGCTCACGAAGACCGGCGGCAAGACCAGCGAGATCTACACGACGCACACGCTCCGGACCGTGCGCGTACCTCTTCGCTAACATGCAGATATAACGCCATTTGTAACGCCACCCGCGTGCGATTGTGCCGAACTTTGCCGCAACGGATCCCTTTGCTATGGCAAACAAGGCACAACGCACAACGCTGAAAGACCGCATCCTCGGCGCGATTCGGGGGTGGTCTGTCGGTTATATCCCGTCCCTGACCGGCTATCGGAATTTTAACGGAATCGACTTCGGCGTCGTCGTCAACGAGGATGCCGCCCTTCGTTTCACCGCCGTCTACGCCGCTATCAAACTACTCTCCGAAAATATAGCCTCTCTCCCGAAAAGCGTCAAGCGCAAGACGGACGACGGCTATGAGGATGCTACGGACCATCCGATCTGGCGCACGCTCTGCGTCGCGCCAAACGACTATATGGATGTCTTCACGTTCTGGTTTAAAGGACTCGCAGATCTGTATGGCAAGGGCGATCTCTTCGCCGTCATTGACCGGCGCGCTGATGGTAGTATCCATCTGCACCCGGTAGCCAAAGAGTGGGTGACGGTCCTATTTGACCAGGCCGTAAAGGGCTATCGGGTCAACTGCCCGATACCGGCCTTCCAGTTTCTGAATCGGGTTTATCTGGAGCATGAGATGGTCCACGTCATGCTCTTTACTCGAGATGGCCTGATCGGCATCGATCCGATCGCCTATAACGCTGCGGCCATCGGTCGCGGCCTAGCAACAAACAAATTCTCCGGCGAGTTCTACAAGCGCGGCGGCCAGATCAAGGGCGTCATGGAGACCGACCGCGAGCTGGGCGACGATCAATATAAAGCCTTTATGGAGCACTTCGCGGAGGCGTCTGGAAACTTCGACACGCCACTGCTGGAGTATGGCATCAAATACAAAGACGTCGGCATTTCTCCAGTGGCGGCCCAGCTGATCCAGACAGAGACGTTTTCGATCGACGACATCGCGCGGATGTATAACGTGCCGCCGCACCTCCTGGCGGAGCTCTCCCATGCGACCTTCTCGAATATCGAACAGCAGAATATCTTCTTTGGCGAGTTCTCTCTGCGCCCGGTCTGCAAGCGGATCGAGGTGCAGCTGGAGCGCAAACTTTTCACCACCAAAGAAGTCGGGCAATACTCTATCAAGTTTGACCTTCGCGGCCTTATGCGCGGCGACTCGAAAGCCAGGGCGGAATACTACCAGTCCGGTATTAATACCGGCTGGATGACCCCCAACGAGGCTCGTAGAATGGAGGAGCTGCGAGCCCTGCCTGGCCTCGACCTGCCGCGCATGCCGCTTAACTCTACGCAAATTGACGAAGACGGGAAACCGATCCCCGTCGAAAAATAACAACTGATATGGAAAGAAACGAGAAAGACACCATCCTGCGCCGGCAGATCTCCGGCCTGCAGCTCCGGGCGCAAGACCCGGACCAGCGCATGGTGGAATTTATTGCCAGCACTGACGCCGTTGACTCTTACGGCACCGTGCTTCCGGTCGACAAGTGGGACCTCTCTCGCTATGCGAAGAATGGCATCGTCGGCTACCAGCACGACATTTACTACACCGACGATCCCGACAACGTGATCGGTCGCGGCGAGGCTTTCGTTGAGGGCGACGCTCTGGTGATTCGCATTTTCTTCGAGCCGGCGGACATCAACCGAAAGGCGGAGAAGGTCTACCAGAAGGTCCTCTTTGGATCCATCAATGCTGTCTCCGTCGGCTTCCAGGCGACAGCTCCCGGTCATTGGGGCCAGGAGCGCGACGGCGAGGATCCGGACGTCTACTACTACAACGGCCAGCAGCTGCTGGAGGTTTCCGTCGTGAACGTCCCGAGCAATCCGGAGGCAGTGAAGCGCAGCGCCGCCGAGGAGCTGGCCGCCCACCTTCCGGAGAAACCCTCCCCCGTTGAGGAGCAGAAACGCGCCGAGGAGGAGCCGGCGAAGACCGGCGCCGAATCCGACGACATATCTATCCGTTTAACCATCGCCAGGGCCAAGCGGCAACTGGCAAATTAAAAATCAAAGCAATCATGAGAAAGTCTTTTGAAATTGCTGCCGACCTGCAGGCTCGCATGAAGTCTCTGCAGGACGAGACCGACGCCGCCAAGCGCGCAGCTCTGGCCGCCGAGGTTGACGCTCTCACCCAGGAGCTCCGTGAGGCGCAGGTCGAAGAGGCCGCGCAGCGCGCTCTCCTCTCCCAGCGCAAGATCTCCGATCCCGAGAAGAAAGAGGTCAAGCGCTTCTCGCTCGCGAAGTTTATCCGCGAGGCGGCTGCTGGTAATCTGCAGGGCTTCGAGCTCGAGATGAGCCAGGAGGCCGAGAAGGAACTTCGGGCCGCCGGCCAGACGCTCTCCGGCGTCGGTATCCCGACCATCCTCCTGGGCTGCCGTACCTTCGACAACAACAACGTGACCACCGCCACGGAGGGCGCCGAGTTCGCCGCGATCACGGAGTGGTCCTACATCGAGGCTCTGCGCGACGCCATGCTTGGCGCCAAGCTCGGCGTCCGCTACATCCCTGGCATGCAGGGCAACGCCCGCATCGTCAAGGGTGGTGGCGTGACCGCTTCCTGGTACGCCGAGGAGGCCGCCGCCGCCAAGACGAAGGAATCCTTCAGCACGGTCGACATGACCCCGCATCGCCTGCAGATCCTGGGTGGTTACACCTACGACCTGCTCAAGCAGGCCGCTCTCCCGGTTGAGCGAATCCTCTGGGACGAGCTGATCCGCGCCCACGCCCAGGCCCTCGACGCCGCCATCTTCAACGGCTCCGGCTCCGATGGCCAGCCCACCGGTGTGCTCGCGACTTCTGGCATCGGTGATGTCGCCGGTGGCGAGAATGGCGCCGCAATCAACTACGCCAACGTCGTGAAGCTGGAGACCGCCGTCGGTAACGCCAACGGTCTCTTCGGTCGCCTCGCCTACGTGACCAACTCCAAAGTCGCCGGCTCGATGAAGTCCACCGCCCAGGTGGCCAACTTCCCGCGCTACATCATGGAGGACGGTCGCGCCAATGGCTTCGACGTCCACGTGTCCAACGCCATTCCGTCCAACCTGACGAAGGGCAGCGCCTCCGGCATCTGCTCCGCCATGATCTTCGGTAACTGGGAGGAGGTCCTGGTGCCGCAGTGGGGCGGTCTCGACATGATCATCGATCCGCTCTCCCAGAAGGGCAAGGGCGTCGTTGAGATGTGCGCCATCGCGTACCACGACATCTGCGTGCGCCGTCCTGGTTGCTTCGCGGCCATCAAGGACATCAAGGCTTAAGCTCGCAAGGCCATGACCACGCGGACCTGGGATAACAGCTATAAGCCCACGCTTGCGGAGTTCAAGGCTCACATCCGTCTAACTATGACTTCGGTCGAGATGGATGCGAGCCTGGAGCTCCAGCTCAAGGCTGCCATCCGCTCTGCTGAACACTATATCGGCCAGATCATCGCGCGGTCTTCCTTCGTCCTCAATTCCACCTTTGCAAAAGCCGTCACTCTCCAAAGCCCCGTCGTATCGGTCGAGGAGGTGACGGTGGCAGGGGTGACTATCGCCGACAACAAATACAAGCTGAAGGATAACGTCCTGCTGCTTGACGTTGAGGCGAGCGACACTGATGCGCTGGAGGTGAAGTACACCGCTGGCATGGATGGCGTCGACGAGGACATCAAGGCGGCAATCCTGCTGCACGCTGCAGCTCTCTTTGCTAACCCGGTCGATAGCGTTGAGACCCTGCCGAAGGCGTCGTCCCGACTGCTCGATCCATATCGTAGCTGGGGGATGCACCATGCAAAATGAGCGATACAATCCAGGCGAGCTCGACACTCGGATCACCGTGCTCTCTGTTACGCAGACGCGCGGCGACCAGGGCCAAAAGACCAAAGCGCCTAGCGTCTACGGGGATGTCTTCGCGAAGGTAACGCCCTCGACGGACGACTTCGTGAGCGACGACAACTATGAGGCGCTGACCACGGTCTCCGTGCTGATATACAAGATCCCAGCCCTGCAGACGCAGTGGCGGCTTCGTATCGACGGCGTAGAGTATGAGATTACCGGCATTGATCCGATCAGTCGCTGGTCTCCTTTCTGCGTCCTGACCGCGCGCACCATCAGCAAGTAGGCTATGGCTACCGGGATCACCATCAGCGGCTTCGAGGATTGTATGAAGCTCTTCGATAACGCCCCCGAGAATGTAGTCAAGGCCGCGCGCAAGGCGATGGCATCCGCGTCCCGCAAGGCGGCCACGAATGTCCGCCGCCGGATCCCCAAGCGCTTCTCTTCGCTGGTCCGCTCCAGGGTCACGAACAAAGGCAAAATCAATGGGGTCTTCGGCCTCTTCAATGGACACCAGTCCAATGGACACCAGGCAAACCCGGAGCGACCTATCGACGATTGGTTTAAAGCGTACTGGCAGAACTACGGCACCCTGGAGGGTCGCGATCCGACGCATCGCTTCGACCGACCGGTCAATCACGCCCGGACGTCGGCAGCAAAGCGCCGCCGCGGCAACCGGGGAATACAGCACAGAAACTGGTTTGAATATGCCATCGATGGCTGGCGGTCCGCCTTCGTGGCGAACTTTCGAGAAGCCTTCAAGGCACAACAGAAGCAACTTTACAAAAGATGACGGAAAGCATCGGGAAACAACTTACGACACTTTGCTCTGGTATCGTCCCGTTCTACCTCTCCGAGGCAGAAGAGAAGGCGTATCCATACGCGGTCTATGACCAGACGGTGGAGCCGTACCGGACCAAAGACGGCGTGTATAAGTATGTGGCTGAATCGACGATCCGCGTCTATTCCAAAGATTTCGACCAGGCCCAGCTGAAAGCTGATGCCATAAAGGAGGCCCTGGACGGAAACACAAGCGACGCCTACGTGATCCGCCTGCTACGCCAGTCCAAAGACTGCCAGGAGGATGTGTGGAATATCGAGCTTGTATACTACGTAAAACAAACGAAATAATTCTTTACAATCATGATTGAAGGTTATAACATCTCTCTCTCGATCGGCGGCAAGACCATCCTCGGACGCACCCAGGACGATCTCTCCATCGCTGCCGTGACGAAGACGTCTATCACGAAGGACGACCAGGGGGTGCAGCAGGAGAAGGTTGTGCGTCACGACGTCACCTTCAAGGTGTCTGCGCTTCTTTCGATCAATGCCGCAAACGAGTCCACGCAGCTGGATCGCGACGACGTAATCGCCCTGGCTCTCGCAACGGGCAGCTCCGCTGTTGTGGCCGTTCTCTACTCTTGTACCGGCGGCGCCACCTATGGCGGAAACGCCATTATCACGGGCTACTCCGAGAGCTCGAGCGCCGAGGTTGACTCGGACACCACGCTCTCGCTGGATCTCAAGATTACCGGTGATTTTGCAGTCGTGAGCTAGTATGGATCAGATTACCCTGAAAGACGGACGTACCTTCCGCGTGGAGTTCAACTGGAATGCGTTAATCGCATTCCTGGACTCCGCCGGTCGGGACGACGTGTCCTCCCTTGCGGGGCTTACTACGATCAAGCCATCCGAGTTCACCGGCCTGCTGGCTGCCGGCATCAATGAGGGGCTTCGACTCGATGGCGCAAAGGAGCGCATTACTCCCGAGGAGGTCGGCGCGCTTTCGGATCTGGCGACGATGGCGGACTTTATTGCCATCTTCTCCAAACAGACGACACCGAAAGGCGCAGTTCCTGACGGCGAAAAAAAAGAATAGCTGACGGCGGGGCCCCCACGCCGGTCAGCATCGGGACTGTGAGGGGCCTGGCCTTTGGTCTGCTCGGGATCTCGCGCCGCGAGTTTTACGAGATGCGCCCAGGGGAGTTCTGGGAGGCGGTCCGGGCCTATAAGGAGCGAGTGAGTGCCGATCGGCAGCACATTGGAGAATTGGTAAGAGGGGCGACGTTGAGGTTGTATAATCTCCAGGTAGCTCCAAAGTACCGAATGAAAGATCCGGCCAAATTCTGGCCGATGCCGTGGGATACTACGGTGGACGCGGAAGAGCAAGAAATACGGCGCCTTGCTGGCCTCGGCAAGGAGGAAACGCAGAAAGAGGTTGAAAAATTCTTTAATCGCGTAGGAAAAAATGGCAAGCGGAGAGGCACATCTAAAGGTAAACGTCGGGGCTGATACCTCGCAATTTACCAAAGGCATAAAGCAGGCGAAGGCGGACCTCAAGACTTTTGGCACCGTCTCCGACGATGTGCTTGGCAAGCTCGCCGGCGCGCTGGGAATCGACACTGACCAGGTTGAAAAGATGGCCAGCGCCCTGCGCGGAATGGGCCAGCAGTTCACCAAAGCTGGCCAGGAAGGCGAGGCCGCTACGGCAAAGATGCTCTCCGGCTTCAGTAAGCTAGGCGCTGGGATTGCCGCCATCGGTATCGCCGGCGTGGTGGCCGGATTCAAGGCCCTTAACGCGGAGGCGGAGAATTTCAAGTCGACGATCGCCGGCGCAAATATTGAGCTCCAGACCAAAGCCTTTATCGACACCTACAAGCAGGCGATTCACGACATGAACGCCGGCGTCGGCGAAGGCATGGCAAAGGCGCAGGCGGACTGGAAGAAATGGCTCGTCACGCTCCCGCAAAGCCTCGCGTCCCGTCTGGCCGCAGCTCCTGGCGGAACGGCGACCGGTTTCGCGACCGGTCAGCCTACCCAGCAACAGCTGGAGCTGCAGAAGCAGATCAATGCAGAGCAGCAGGCGGCGGTAGACAAAGCCACTCGCGCCGAGCAAATCGCGGGGCGCCTCTATGAGCTGGACCGCCTCCAATCGGACCAGACTCGCCAGATTGCGGATCTCGATTCCGAGATTGCAAAGCAGCGCGCGATCATGCGCGACGTCACGTATAGCAATACGGAGCGGCTGGCCGCATACAAAATCATCGTCGATAAAATCGCCGAAAAAGAAGCGCTGCAGCTTCCGATCGAGCGGGAGCGTACGCAGCTCATGGACGAGATGGTCGGCCTGACCGCAAGCACGCCAGCTGCGGTCGATGCGGCTAATCAACAGTACGTCCGGCAGGAGACGCTGATCCGCCAGCTCGTCGACGAAAAGACTGCCCTCCTGCGCTACGCAAACTCGCTCCAGGTAACCGAAGCAAAGACGACCGAAGAGATGGTCCTCCAGGCGGCGCTCGCGAAGCAGATTGAGGAGAGTCGCAAAGAGCTCGCGGCTTTGAATCTCCAGGCTTCCGCCCTGCCCGCCGGTCCTGGTATCGACTACACTTCTCCGGGACTCTCCCAGAATACGTCGTCTTCCGCCGCCTTGAAGGGCCAATTTGACGCTATCCTCGGCGGTAATGGCGGAGCGCTCTATATCCCGGTGAGCTTCCAGATCGACCATAAGAGCGTAGATGATCTTTCCCAGGAGGTGGGCTCGCTGCTTGTAAGCATGGCCGGATCCATGTCCGAGGCTATCGGCGGACTGATCGGCGACCTGGTGACTGGCGGCGACGCCTGGGGAAACTTTGCGAGCGCCGCCCTCTCCGCCTTTGGCGACATGGCCACGGCGGTCGGCAAGATCGCGATCCAGACCGGTATCGCATCCCTCGGCATCAAGGCGTCGCTGGAGAGTCTTGGCGCTGCCGGCCCTGCCATCGCTATCGCCGCCGGTACTATGCTGGTCGCTCTGGGCGCCGCGGTAAAGACCGGACTTTCCAACGTGGCCAACGGCAGCTACTCTGCCAGCCAGAATGTGGCATCCTCCAGCTGGAGCGCCGGAAGTACCGACTTCGAGACTCGCGATATTAACTTCCACGTAACCGGCGAGCTAGTCGCCGACGGCGACAAGCTGGTCGCCGTGATCAATAACACTGGAAAACGTAACGACTACACGACCTAATGGCTTACGCAGTCAAATATCTATTTGCCTGGAGGAGCGCAAACGGCACTGATCACAAAATTCAGGTGCTGGTGGATGGCTATTCCGGTAGCGTGATCCAGCGCCGTCTGGGTCGTGGTCCGATTCTCAAAAAGCAAAAGAGCGGCACCGTCTGCGGCACGTCCCTGGAGTTCTACCCGGAAAGCATAGTCGACGGCGAGTTCGCGGAGTTCTACACGTCCGATCCGAAGGCGTACAAAGTAGAGCTTTACGCTGCCAGTACGCTCCTTTGGACGGGCTATGTGACGCCGGAGCTTTACAGCGAGCCGGACATACCGCCGCCCTATGACGTCCAGGTGATCGCGACGGACGGAATAGGCGAGCTCAAGCTCTACGATTATGTGGCCCAGGGAACGGTTACGCTTCGCGCGCTGCTTGGCTATCTGCTCGCTTACACCGGCCTCTCGACGGACGTCAACCTGATCTCCTCGCTGAAGCCCGGGTCCGCCGGCGCGGGGTCCCTGCTCTCGAGATCTATCAACCTGGACTTCATGGCAGGAAAGAGCTGCTACGAAGTCTTGACGTATATCCTCGACACACTGCACGCCACGATTACCTGGTATCGCGGCGCGTGGTTGGTAACCCGCGAGACAAACGTCACAATGACCAGCGGCAAGGTCCGCTACTTCAACACCTCCGGAAACTCCGCGCTCTTCTCTGGGAGCTCCGTCCAGGTGGGCGGCGCTTACAGTTCCAACATGTGGCCGGTCGGCCATTTGACGCAGGCGATCGACCCGGCGAAGAAGAGCGTCACCGTCCAGGCTCCGTGGCATACTGTGCGCGGCCTGGCGAATCCGGACATGGACCGCGACGCCAGCTGGGTCAAGAATAGCGGCGCGACCTTCGAGTCCACGCCCGGCTGCTATTCGCTCCCGTACCTGGGCGCGAGCTCTCCTGGATACGCCTGCATCAAGCAGGATCTGCAGATGGCCGGCCTCCGCGTCCCGATGTCTTTCACTCTGAAAGGCACCGGTCTTGGGCGCATCGAGGTTGGTGATCCGCGGACGCCATACTGGACCAACGGCGCCGTGTATGCCGTGATTGTCTACACGGTTGGCACGACAACGTACATCCTCCGCCAGGGAGAGGAGGGCTTTGAATGGAAAGAAGGCCCGCTTCCAAACTTCGATCTCTTCTACTTCAGCAGCGGGAACGGCGACGGCATTCCCAGCAAGTCTTTTGATACCGCGCTGGCGGACCGGATCAGCGCAGAGGAGTTGACCATCGACTCGATCCCGACGTTTGATCAGAGCGGCAGCTTTCCGGCTGGCACGCTCACCGTCTATATCGCCGGCCTTAACTGCTACCTCTATGGCGCAGAGATCAACGTGATCCTCCCGAAAGGATACAAGGATCGCCTGCATCTCGACAACGGCGCGCGCGGCGAGGGTGAAGAGGTTGAGGTGGCTATCGGTCGAGAGACGTCCGCCATCGAATACTACAAGGCTTTCCTGCAGGGGATCCTGCTCGACGGTGGAGCCCTGATCACCAGCTTCAGCGACGCAAACTTCACGTCGTCCCTGGACTTCCTTTCCTTCATCTCCCGCGACTATGCCATCTCGAAAGCGTTGCCGCGCCTGAAGCAGACCGGCAAGGTATTCATTGAGAGCGCGGTCGAGTTTATTCCGCTGGTCCTCACTAAAGGTGCACTGGACTACTGGCTGGAGACTTATGCTTGGGATATGTATGAAGACGAGGTTGATGTTGAGGCGCTGTCTCTGCCTGGCGGCACGATTACCGTGCAGTCTGAAACCGTGTCCGAGGCCGGCGGAACAACCGGCGCGTCTGGATCCGGCGGCTCGTCTGGCGGCGGCAGCTCTTCGATGGACGGCGGCAGCGCGAGCAGTTACTTCGAGCCGGATCCCGAAGATTCGTCCGCTATCGCGCTAAAGGCGGCCTATATTGCTCTTTCCGCTCCCGACTTTTTAATCGGTGATGACCGCGAGAGCGTGACCGGCGACCTCCGGATTATCGGCTCGGCTCTGCAGTCCTTACAGTGTCAAATCGACGCGGTAGCAACTCGGACCAACTTTGATGAGCTCACCGCCACGACTATCGCTTCTGATATTGTGACTGCATCCTACGTCTATGCGGAGCGGTACTATCTTACAGACGACATCTACTTCTATATCGATATTGTGAACGGCTCTCCGTGCGTCCGCCTCAATGCCGACCTTATAACCGATGGCGACCAGGTTATCGGCGATGGCACACCGGGCGGAGGCGGCGGAGGCGGATCGGAATATTTCTCCGAGCTGCTGGACGTGAGCAACGCGATTGCTGGCATGTCGTCGGCGCAGCTGGAAAACAAGATGCTGATCTGGGACGTCAACGCGACCCCGGTCGGCGGATCTTCGCCGACCGGCGCATGGTCAGTCATTGACAAGTCTTCGGTTGGCGTCACGACCGACGCGACGACTGCCGCCCACGGACTTATGAGCGCCGCCGACAAGACGAAGCTCGACAGCATCAATACGACCTACATCGCTAACGGCCAGACGGCGTACCAGGCGCTTGATATTATCGGCCCGG